GTTAAGAAAAGACGTTGGATATGAAGGTAAGCGTAGTAAAAATTTAGTTAAAGTAAAAAAATTCCATGATGCTGAATATGAAGTTATTGATTTTGATATTGATGATCATGAAGTAGTTAGAGAGGGTAAATCAGAAACTATTCAAATGTTAGCTCAAGTTTGGATTGAACATAAAGGCCACAGAGTAAAAGTTGGTAGTGGTTGGAGCCAAGAACAACGTTTACAATATATGGATGGCTCAATAGTAGGTAAAATAATAACAGTGCAATATTTTGAAGAAACTACCAATGATAAAGGTGGTATTAGCTTAAGATTTCCAACAGTAAAAGTAGTACACGGTAAAGAAAGAACAGTATGAGAAATTTAAAAAGATATGCAGTAGTAATTGATACATACATTTACGCTGAAAATGATTATGAAGCAAGACAGCAAGCTCATAATATGAAAAACTCAATATACAGAGAATTTAAAAGTGATGGTTTAAGAGTAGCAGACATTGTAAAATGTCCTTATGCAAGTTTAACTACACAATCATTAGATAATATTAGTGAACCTGAATTAACTGATAAATGGACAGATAAAGATCCACTACCATTTTGATAGTAGTAATGAAAACAACAATTGACTATTTGGTATCTAATCAAATGGCTCAAGAATTAGATCAATTAATGGGTCATAATTTACCTTGGCAACAATCTTCAACAAAAGATGGTGTAAATTATTTCAAATTAGATGAAGAGCTGTAAAATTGTAGGGGTATGGCAGGTAAGCCACCTATTGGAAATGTCTGAAAGCAGAAATGCAAAGTCGAGTGCGAATGGTGGAATATGCACGAGGTAATGGCGTAACGAAGAGTTCGAATCCTTCACCCCTATGTTTTACAACTTGAAAGTGTATGATTAATTGCATACAATAAATAAAGAAACCCTATAAAATATTTGGATACCTGAAATAGGGTTCGTATATTCATGGGGAAGTTAAGGTTAATAATAAATAAATAAAGGTTATGAATAAAAAAGATCAAAATAAAGTAGTTAGAGAAAAATTAATGACACAAAAAGATGTTGTTTTCACTTGTGGTATTAAAGATTGTTTAAATAGAATCCAAGAATTTAGAGTTCATGGTCATAAAGTGACAGATGAAATGAGTTATTGCATTACAGAAAATACAAGTTTTGGTAAAGCAATGAATGTTCAAAAATTTGGTCCTACTTGTATTACACTTTATACATTTGATATGTTAGGTAATAAAACGACTGGTAAAATTAAATATGAAGATGTTACAATTGTAGAGCCTGAAGTTGAAGAATCCAATCCATTAGAAAAAATACCTGGATTTATAGGTACAGAGAAAGGGTAAAAGCAATTGCGCAAATGCTTGGAGAAGCAAAAACTCGTTCGTATATTCACCACGTAGTTAAGGTTAATAATAAAAATAAAGGTTATGAAAAATTTAGAAAAAGCTCAAAATATATTTAATAGTTTTAAAAGTAAAAACTATACTAGTGAATTAAAAGCAGATACCGCTATTCAATTAGCTCAAAAGGAAGCTAATGAAGCAGGTGTTGGTGTAGAATTTAAAAAATTAGTTATTCAAGATATATTAAAATAAAGGTTATGAGATTAAAATTTGAAACATTATTAGAAGTCCAAGATTATTACGGATCATCTGATTTCCAAGTTGAAGCAAGATATGATAAATTTGATGGCGAAGAATACATTATGTTTAGATTCGGCTATTGGAATGAATTATATTATGAAGATAAATTTTATGCTATATTTGATAAATTAGGTTATAAAGTTGAGAAGCAAGAAATTGAAGATGAGGATACAGGTTGGAATTACAGTTACAATATAAAAAATAAATAAGGGTTATGGCAGAATTTAATAGTTTTATTGAGCAAATGCGTAGCACAAGTAGTGCTAATGATAAGGTAGAAATCATAAAAAATAGTAGTGATTTCATCCATAAAATATTAGAATACACTTATAATCCATTTAAACAATACTATGTTACAAGTAAAACTTGTATTAAAAATAGTGATAAAATAACTAACCATAATTATCCTATTTTTGAGATGTTAGATAAATTAACTAATAGAGAAGTAACTGGACATGAAGCCATTGCTTTAGTTAATGGTTTTAATAGAAATACGGATGATGAAGTCATTTATAAGATTATTGATAAGGATTTAGGTATTAGAGCTGGGGCTAAAGTAATAAATAAAGCAATACCAGGATTAATACCTACATTTTCAGTAGCATTAGCTCAAGAATATAAAGAAGAATGTAATTGGGAAGATAACTGGTATGCATCTAGAAAATTAGATGGTGTAAGATGTTTAGCTATTACAGATGAAAATGGTAAATGCACTTTATACTCTAGAATGGGTAAAGAATTTACTACATTGGATAAAGTTAAAGATGCTATTGAAGCAACAGGTATTATCAATACTGTATTTGATGGTGAGATTTGTTTAGTAGATGAAGATGGAAATGAAGATTTCCAAGGTGTAATGAAGCAACTAAGACGTAAAGATCATCAAATAGAAAATCCAGCTTACATGATGTTTGATATGTTAAATATTAAAGATTTCAATAATCAAAAGAGTGAAGAAATATTAAGGGATAGATTACACACACTAAGATCATTTTTAGATAATAATAATGATACAAATATTTTACGTTATACTGAACAAGCAGTTATTACAGATGGTAGACATTTTGATATGTGGTCTCAAATGGCTGCAGATGGTAACTGGGAAGGATTTATGTTAAGAAAAGACGTTGGATATGAAGGTAAGCGTAGTAAAAATTTAGTTAAAGTAAAAAAATTCCATGATGCTGAATATGAAGTTATTGATTTTGATATTGATGATCATGAAGTAGTTAGAGA